CTTGTGGATCTCCACTAAATACACTCCAGGCCAAAACAACTATTGGCAAAACTACAATAATCAAAACTAGCTCGTCTTTCCATCCTTGATTATTATTTGCCATAACAGCTTTTTTATATTCAATTTCACCTGCTGCCATCTTAGCCATATGGTTTTTTTCTGCTAAGGATTCTAACTGCTGAGCTTCTTTTTTATTTTTATAAATAGCTGCCGCAGTTTTAACTCCAGTAGATAATAAACTAAACCACATTAGTATTTCCACACGTTAGGTCTTACTACATACTTTTGATCAACATCAACAGTTAACCAATCAAGATGAGTAAATGTTTTAGCTATACCAATACCTGTAGGTTTTGGATCCCAATGTAATGCAAAGTCTAATAACTTATATTGTAATTGTGGTGATGTAGATATATCAACTGCCATACCTGTAGTGTGTGGCCCATCTTCACCAGTAGATGAAACTTTATTATTATGTTCTGGGCATCTATATGCCGAATTAATTTTAACACCTTGTTGGATATAATTACGCCAGGCCTGGCAAAAGTCTAAAACAATTTCAGAAATTTTTAATTGCTTACAACATTTACAATAAAACTCAGTACTACTAAAGTTAGGATAATTAGTAAATGCAGCGCCATTAGTTATCATATTGTTTTTCAAGCCTATCCATTGATATAAACTGGCTTTCTTGTATATGATTATCCCAGATACCGAGTTCAACAATACCCCAAGACCAACCAGTTAGGTTTAGCTTAGCATACTCCTCAACATGGTTATAAGGCAACGCACAACCTACATTAACTACTCTGACATAATTTTTATCTCCAATCTTTGGAGCTTTCCAATCTCTAAATTTATGAGTGTGTCCGAATACAATATCGTTAGTTGCATCATTAGCTATTTGTACTTCGCAGTTTTTACCACCATATTCTTTACCCATTATATTTAATGGACAGTGTGTAAAAGATACACCCCCTATAATTTTAAATTCACCATACTGAGATCTTTTCCAATTACGATTATCAAAAGAATCATGTAATTCTTTTTTCATCATACCTGCTATTTCTGGTATGTTTTCTTCAAACTTATAAACACGCTGCTCATGATTACCAAATGTAATATGTCTAGGGATTCTATCGTTATCTATGTATTTATCTAATAGATCTATAGAACTTCTTAATGATTCTATATCTACCATAAAAGCATCTTTAAGTTTACCAGCTTGAGTATGATTTTTTTGAAAAAAACTTAGACTATCAAATGAAGCCCAATCACCTATTTGAATAATATAATCTGGTTTAACAGATTTAATATATTTACCCATCCATTTAAAACGATCTTGTTTTATATGTGGAGAATCATGGGCATCGCCTATGACTATTATTCTATGACCTTTAAACACTATCTACTTCCTTACAAACAAATTTTGTTGCTAACTTCATATTGTTAACATCTTCTATGTTTTGTTGTGTAAGAAAAGTTATAGAGTAATCATATGCTGCATCAACGCACTGTTTCCAATTAGGATATAATTTTTGATGTTGTATTGGTGGAGAACACTCGTTATGTAAAAAAGTACAAACCCATATGATTAGGGTAAATTTCATTTAAAATTTAAATAGCCAATAATTGTTGCTGCTAAGCCTCCTAAGAAAACTAATACAGCTACTATTCCTTTTCCTTTAGATACACTATCAGATAATGAATCTACTTTTTTTTCTAATCTTTGAATTGAATCTATAAGATTTTTCATTCTTTCTGCGCATAATTTTTCATGAGAAGAAAGTCTAATACCAACACTTTGTTCAGCAAGAGAAGATATGGCTTTCTTTTTTCTAGGCATATTAATACTGTAAAGCTACACCTCTAATTCTAGCTTCTTTAGAACCTAGTGCTTGATTAGCAAAAGAGATTTTATATTTTAATTGTGTTCCTGCTGTTACAGCTAAGTCATTTACTTTAGCCATTTTAATACCTGTAGAAAAATCTGGTAAAGCAGTAACTGTAGCAGTTGAATAGTTAGAACCACCATCTGCTGATAATTGTAAAACTATATCTGTGTTTAATGCGTTAGTACCTGCTTGGTCTTGGTAAGTAATAATAGCACCCATTTCAGATACACTTGATGGTGCAGTTATTGTTGTGCCTGTAAAGTTACCTGTTGCACCAACAGTTGAATAACTTTCGCCTTGAATTTCAGTTGCGTTATGTCTAATTGTTGGATAATATTGAACATTACCAGTACTATTTCCACCTATACTATAAACACCCCACATATTTGCTGATGAATTAAATTCGCTAGAAGTTAAAGTATAAAATTTAGTTCTTGTTCCACTACTTCCTTCTTGGTATGCAAAAGATAAGGTGTTTCCTTTTCTAATAGCAAGTACTCTTGTATCTGTAGAAGTATTTTGTGAATGAGTAAAATTATGTGTACCATTTGCAAGAACAGAACCATTTTTTAAAATTTGCCAATCTGCTGTTCCATTACCTTGCCAAGTAAAAATATAATTATCACTAAAACTACTTGTATTCCAATTTGATGCAGGTACATTTACTGTACCACTTGGAGAACTAAAAATATTTGTTCCACCTGTATTTGTAGTTAAACCTAATTGAAATCTATTTATTGTATTTGAAGTTGCATTATGTGCTAAACTTCCAAAAACTATATCGTTAGTTAAATCACTTCTATAAAGCATAGAAAAATTGTAAGAATTACCTTGTCCAAGCTCAACACTTGTACTGCTTAAGCTATAATAATTTGTATTTCCATATACTTGTAAAGGTGTTAGCCAATCATATGCGTCAGTAGTTCCTAAAGAACCAGATTGAACAAATGTTCCACCACTATCTGCTGTTGCAATTATACTAGAAACTGAACTTACATACTCACTAGCATTTCTTGAAACATCAGTTGTTGTATCAATACCTGTATCATCTTGGAATACATCAACTGATTGTGAGTTAGTATTGTAAGCTGATTTGTTTTGGTCAGATGCTTGTCTTAAAGCAAGTGTAGAAATATCATTAACAATTTTGTTATCGTCAAATGATGTTGCGTGTTGAGATACACTTGATTGACTTATTCTAGCATCAGCAAAAGTACCTGTAGTTATCTTACCTGCATCTAGGTTTGGTATCTTATCAGTTGTTAAAGATGGTATTTCATTAACATCTAGTGTGATTTTAGCATTATCTATCTGACCACTAGAACCAATAAGACTAGATATATCTCTTGCTTTAGTCATTGAGGATTACTCCTCTACTGGTGGTGTATAACCAGTTAATGCAGTTGCTTCAGCTTGTGAAAGTCCTAAGTCTAATAGCTTTTGATTGCCAGAAACTTGAGCATCTATTTTAGCTTGTTCTTTAGCATCTTCTGCTGTTTGTAATTCAGCAAGTTTAGCATTAATGTCAGCATCAGAAATAGGTGTAGTATTATCTAACCATTCAATGCTTTCATATCCATCTACTGTTTCATTTATAATGTTATATATTGCATTTGGATTTATTGCTCTTATTGCAACTCCTCTACCTAATTTTTTTGTCATATTATTCTCCTATTAAGTTTTAGTTTCATTTGTAGATGTTGTCGCTTTTGTAGATTTAGAACCATCTAATTCAAAAACTGTCATTGTTGAAAGCATATAACCACCATCATCAACATCTGTACTACCATTTGGATTTCTATTTATGTACCAAGGTGTACCCGAATCTGCTGAGGCTATTCTAACTCTAAAAGTAACTGCTGAAGTTGTAGCAGGTGCTACCATTACTTGATGAGCAATAGATGGATTACTTGCATTTGATGAACTAAAATTAGCACCATCATATCTAAAAGTTACTCCTCTAGTACCACTAGATGTAATTGCATATTCTGTTCCACCTGATACTTGATAAGTAAGCCAACCTATACCAACATACGCATCTGAATGACCTGCTTGTAAATTTAATTGAATTAAAAATTTTGAAGTATTACTTTGTGGTGTTATACTTAAAGTTAATTCTGAAATTTCATAAGAATTACTAGTAAAAGTATAATCAGCAGTTCTATTTTGAGTATTAATTTCATTTGTTCCACCATACATTTTATGTGAAACAGCTAAAATTCCACCACCAACATCACCCCACGAAGGATTAGCACCAGTACCTTGTGTAATTAATGCTTGACCACTTGTACCTGCACCAAGTCTAGCAAGACCAGACGCATCTCTATAAACAATATCGCCTTGTGTAGTTAATGTTGTTGTAAGGTCAGTTCCATCAGTACCATTAGTACCAGCTGAAGACATTTGTTCCCAGTAACTTGCATTTGGTGGTGCGTTACCAGTTGTTGCTGCTATACAAATGTATGAGCTTCCAGAAGATTCTACTACATCATCTACAACATAAGCTGTAGCTCCAGAGTATGCACCTCTCCAATTGAATTTTATTTGACCTAAATTTATTGTTGCCATTTGTTCTCCTTTTTAAATTAATTTAATTTACAATCTACGCACATTATATGGTTGCAATTAATTGACCATTTGAAATGCTAAATGTAAAACCAGATGCACTAAATAATACATCATCAAATGCAGCAAAAGTTGCAGCATCAATATTATCTGCACCACCATTTGTAGTAGTAACAATTAGATTGCCAGAAGCATCTTTGTTAAATCCATATACTTCAGCTGAACTAGCATTTCCAGGTTGGAATGTAGAAGATGCAGCATTATAAGTTAAAACTTGTCCATCTGTAACACCAGCAGTTGAAACATCATTAGCATCATTAATACTAAAACTTGCTAAATTAAATGTACCAAATGTAACAACATCTACAACATCAGTACCAGAAGCTCCTATTGGACTAGCAAATACTATTGATGTACCAGAGCTAACAGTTACATCTGTTCCATTTACCATTTTTACTCCATTTAGATAAACGTCGATATATGGGGCATCATATGTTAAAGAATTTCCAGAATCATCATTTCCACTAATTGTAGTAGTAGATGAAGATACAGTATAAGTGTATCTTTCAGATGTACCATTTACTGATGATCCAGTATTAATGAATCCACCAGATGAGTACACTTTCATAATATCGTTTGTAGAATCAAACCAGAGATCTCCCACATCTAATGATGTAGTTGGAGCTGTAGCTGATACTCTGTATCTAGCAGCAAAGTCATTTACAGATCCAATATTATTAGAAACATCAGTTACAGATGCAATGTTAGTTGCAACTGTTCCAATATTATCTGATCCAGCTAAATCTGTTGCAACAGTACCAATTGTATTAGATCCTAATAGATCTGTAGCAACTGTATTAATATTTGATGAGTTTGAGTTTACAGAAGTTATTTGTCCAGATATTGCATATACACCTGCAATTTCTGTATTTAATCCAGCAACTGTAGTTACTTGAGAATTTATATTTGCAACAGCAGTTACGTCAGAATCAATTGCTGCTACTTGCCCAATCTCAGTAGTTAATCCAGCAATTGTAGCAATGTTATTTGTTGGAGATATTTGACCTGCAACTAAAGTTATATTGTTTATGTTTGTAGTATTACCAACTGTTTGGACATCTGCAATATTATTTGATACTGTATCAATTTCAGATACAGCTTCATTTAAATCATCAGCTACAGTTTCTACTTCTGATATAGCTTCATTAAGATCATTAGCCACTGTTATTACATCAGCAATATTTGTTGCTACCGTATTGATTGAAGCAATATTTGTAGCCACAACACCAATATCACTTGCATCATTTGCAACTGCTGTAACATCAGCAGCTATTGCACTAACAGCAGATACATCACTAGCTATTCCTGCAATTGTAGTAATATCAGTTATGTCTTGAGCAAACTCTAATCCTGTACCTGCACTATTAACAGATAACACTTTGTTAGCAGATAAGTTTGGAAATGTAATATCAAATGTATTTGCTGTAGTAGCAGCAGCTCTTGGAGAGAATTTTAAATCTCTCTCTAATTGCTGAGCCATAGCAATAATTTTATCTAATTCAGTATTAAGTGAGTTGATTTGAAAAGCTCCAGATGTTGGAAAATCTGTTGTTCTTTCAATAGCTAAATCTCTATAAATTGTAACAACATCATTTAGTGTGGCTCCAGGCGCACCTAATGTAATAGATCCACCACCAGTTTGTCCTGCACCAGATACTGAATATTCTGTTTGATCTGCTGGTGATGCAGCAAAAGTTAATTGTGTTGTACCATTAAATACTTTTAAATCTGCATTAGCAAAAAATTCAAATGGAACAGTAAAGCTAGTCTGTCCAGCTGTTGCAGTATATTGAACTCGTGGTTCTGTATCAGATATAGTAATTGCCATTAGCGAAGTCCTTTTTCAATGTCGTCAAATAACCAATCCAAATACCATACATTTTGGAATGGTATTAATCTACGCACATTACGTGCTGTGTAGTGATTATATTTGTTTGCACCTACATCGTACATAATATCAAACACATTATAAATTTGTCCTGCTGATGGGCCCAATAATCCAACTTTAGATTTCATAGAAGATCCATAAGGTTTACCTTCACCAAACATTGGAGCTATACCAATTCTATTATCTGTTAAAGCTTCAATAGATCTATTAATATCTGTGTAGATTCCTGCTAATCCAGATCTATCAAAACCATTTAATAATTTTTGAGTTAATGATAATTTAGAATAATCTTTACCAAATCTAAACTCATGATAAATAGCATCAATCATCATACCAGATCCTAATAATAAAAATGCTCCAAATAAAAAATCCATATCTTTTTCTTGCATACCTCTCATTAACATTCTCTGATTAGCAGCCATAGCAAATTTTTTAAACTGAGCAATTGTAGATCCTAACTCATAAGACATCCATAATGGAGTGTCACCTTTTCCTGGAGTTACAATTGTAATATTAATATCTTTATTAAGAGCTGCACCAAATGCTTGTTTAGCAGCATCATCTGTCCATTCAGCTGTATTAGCCATAAAATTATGTTCTAACTTAGTACCATGTTTTTCAAACTCATTAGCTATTCTTTTTGCCATTTGTTCATCAATACCGGAAGATGCTAATGCAGTTTTCCATTTATCAGCTAAAGGATTACCTTTAGACCATTTAATAGAATCTTCTATTATTCTAGATCCAATAGTAACTGATGCAGCACTTTTCATAAATTCTGTCCATCTAGACATCATGTTAATATACATAAAGTTAAAGTTTGCTGCTTTACCCATAGCACCTTCAACTTTAGATCCCATACCAAACATATCTCCAATATCAGAAAATAACATAGCTCTTTGACCAGTAATCATATCAACTGCTTCTGCAAATGATTGAGCTTCTTTTTTACCAAGTTTAAAAATACCTGTTGCATTTTTGCCTGATAACATATCTGAATACATTTCAAATTGTGTTTTAAATCCTCTTTCAATACCAGAGGTCATAACAGTTCTAGCTACATCTGATACTGCTGCCATAAATCCTGTAAGCATAGTAAGAGCATTATAATGTTTCATTCCTCTCATAGCTCTGGAAGTCCAATGATGAGGATTAGCAGGTAAACCAAAAGTACCTCTAACTAACTCTACAGAAGATTCTAAATCTTCTAATACTTGATTTCTTTCTTTAACAAGTTTTAATTTTTCTTGTTTATTTTTAGCTAAATTAATTCTTTTATTATATTCTGAAGCAACTTGGTAAATACCAGGACTTGTCATTGATTCAGATTCAGAAACATACTTAATACCTAAGGCATTAGGATCACCATATTTTTTGGTAAATAATATATCTGGTGAAGTTTGTCTATAATAAGACTTCATTAATGAGAATATATCATTAACAATAAAGTTATTATCCATTAACTTAGCTTGTGTTTCTGGTAATAAATTTAGTTCTCTAGCTCTTGTAGCTCTAGCATATCTAGGTCTATTAAAAGCAAATCTTTCATAAATAAGATCATCAACATTATCTGTGTATTTTGTTTTTTCAAATCTAATAAAAGGAAAATGATTTGATAGATCTTCTACTAATTGATTTAATTTTTTATTATTAATAACTAAACCACGTTTAATAAAATCTTCTCTAATAATTTCTTTAAATAAATTTTTATTATTCTCAATTGCAGGTTTGTTGTAAATAATATTAACATAATCTTCTACTAACTTATCTGCTCTAATTAATCTTTCTTTTAATTTACTAATTTTGTTATTTATTTCAGTAGCAGTATATTGAGAAGTTTGACCATCAACTTTAGATTTAAAACTAACAGTTCCTTCTTTTTTTCTTTTCATAGTATCTAATGTATTTTGCCAAAATTTTAATTCTTGTTCTATAGGTATTTTACGAATACCTAATTCTTGTATTTCTTTACCAAGTGGGCCATAAACTTTTTCTTGAGTAATTCTAGCAGCTGCCGAAACTTCTGGCACTTCATGTTGCATTTTATTTAATCTAGCTTTAGCAACTTCTGTACCAAATTGTGTAATAGACATATAATCATTATTAAATCTGTTTGATAAATTAATTCCTAATTCAGTAGTTGGTGATTTACCTTGTACTCTTTTTAAATAAACTAAGTATTGATCTTTAATACCTTTCATAGCTTCTATATTTCCAACTTCCATCATTCTTAATTTAGTTTCTATAGATGCGTCAGATGCTTCAAAACCATATTGTTTTGTATTTTTTAATTTTAATAATGGAGTATCAAGAATATCTGCAATCATTTTTCTTGCATTTAATGATTTTGATTTAGCTAATCTAAATACAGGTGTCCATGGGCCACCTTCACCAAATATTCCTAAATTAGTTTTAATAAATTCTTCACCTTCAAATTCTTTTCTAGGTGTACTTTGAATTTTATTTTCTGCTGTAGCAGCTCCTACTGATCCAGGTTTAACTTGTTGATTAGGATCTACAAAATTACCATCTTGATATATTTTATTATCTACAGTTTGTTTTCTAGGAGTATTGTATGCTTTATCAGCTTGAATAATTTTATCTTGTACTTTGGCTCCAATTTGACCTTTAGCCATTTTATTTAAAAGATAAGGAACACCATATCCTCCAGCTACAACCCAAGGAACATATTCATCTGGTCTTGTAGGATCTAATACTTGTTTAGATAATTCTTCTGCTGTAAATGCTGATCCAAATACTTTTGCACTTTGACCAAACTTAGATGCTAATAATAATGTAGATGGATCTAAAAATGCACCAGTTATTTTACCAATATGATACCAAGGACTTGCATAATTAGTTTCTGCTTGTGTATTTAATTTATTTATAATAGCTGTAGTTTCTTCAGCACTTCTACTAAACATAAACATATCATATAAATCTTCATAGTTTTTTAATCTAGGATCTTCTTTTGGATTATAAGTTTCATCTGGTATAAAATCTTGATGATTAACCATATGCTCAAAAGCAATACTAGGTAAGTTTTCATCTGCAAATCCTTGAGAAAAATCTTTTATAGGATTAAATTGTACAGGATTATTTCTTTCTTGTTTTAAACTTTCTGCATCAGCAGGAGTAAATGGATAAGCTGTCATTAATCTATTTTACCTAATCTACCACCAAAAGAATTAATACCTCTAGTATATCCTTCAAAAATCATTTGGTCTAAAAACAATTGATTATTAGGTGGATAGTATTGATTAAATGCTTCGCTTCCCATTTCATGTTCAATCATAAATTTAATTAACATATTCATTTGATTTCCATCAAAAAAGTTAATTGCTGTATCTCTAGTAAAATCAGTTTTATCTTCTAAAGCATTTAAATATGATTCACTATCTTCAGCATATACAGATAATACTTCTTCAATAGTAGGATTATTTCCATATCTTTTAGTAGTTTCATTTTTAATTAATGTTGAGTTATTAATCATAACTCTTACACCTGCTCTAATAGAATCTACAGGACTAGCAAATATAGCTGCTTGATTACCTGTTGATATATCTTTCAATTCACCATCCCAAGTTTCATCAGTTTTCATAACTGCCATGTAGTTATTAGTTCTTAATGTTAATGGTAAATCTTTATTTTCATAATTATTGTAAACATATTGTCTATATGTTTTTTGAATGTTTTCTTGAGTATAAGAAGTTTTATATGGTGGTGTTCTAGCTTCTAATAATTTTTCTTTATCAGTTATTCTTCTATTGCCCATAATCTGTTTATCATAAGAAACCATTTCATCTATTTCGTTATTAATTTCAGCTGCTTCATTATAATATTTTTCAACATCTATATCTTTACCTAAAAGTTTAAATATAACATTAAATGGTTTTACTTCTTTTGGTACATCATCAGCAATTGGAAAATCTGGATAAAATCTATAATCAGATGCTTCAACAAATGTTTTAGTTGTTGCAAAGAAAAACTTTTGTAACCATTTTTCTGTAGCTGAATCACCATCTATAAATCTACCTAATTTTTTATTCATAAATAAATCAAATTTTTTCTCAGCTATTTCTTGAATTACTTGAGCTCTAGAAGTTGGCATACCTTCAATTAATTTACTACTTCCAAATCCAGTAGGATCAAAATAATTATCACCTTGAGTTAAATTAACTAATTTATCTTCAATTTGAATTTTTGCATGATAATTGGGAACTTTATTACCTTTATTATCAATACTATATGTTCCTGCAAACTCTACAGTTAAATTTTTATAATTATCATCTATTATTGTTTTCATAATAGCATTAATATCTTTAGGTTTTTGTTTTTTACCACTTGGGCCTACTGGATCAAAACCAAATCTTTCTATTTGTTCTTCTTCTGATAAATTAGCTTTTAACCAATTTGCTTGAGCCATTAATGCAGAATCAAAACCTTGACCAGTAAAACCAACTTCTTTTTCAAAACCATGTTTAACCATACTAACTTTACCTGTACCATTTAATCTAGTAGCAGAATAACCTTGTTTATTCATTGAATGTAAAGCTTGAATAGATGCTTTATAAAATTGTTCTTTACCTTCATCAGTTGTTATATCAATATCTTTAGATCCATTAATATAAGCTAACTGTGTTTTAATATTATCTAACCAAACAGTTTGAACTTGTGGTGTCATATCAAGTCCTTTATACCAAAGGCTAGTACTTTCTGGTATAAACATATGACTAAATTTATTTTTTTCTTTATTAAATATTTTTTTTAACCACCAAGTATCTGTATTAATGTCTTGCATTTCTATAGTCCATTTCATATTATCAATGGCTACTGAAAGATTATCATCTATATTTTTTGAAATTTTTTCTTTATTTTGAACTAAATTACCTTTATTTTCTAATAATTTATTAAGCATTTCTGCTTTTTGTTCTTTAGATGACATAGCTGAAATACCTATATCATTTGCTGCATTATAAATGCTTTCATTTTCTACTGTAACATATGGAAACATATCTTTTGATTTTATAAAATTAAATAAAGCTAAATTTTCATCAAAATCTTCAATCATTCCTGGTGTTTTAAAATTAACATTATAATCTTTATTAATTTTTTTTAATACAGCAGTTGGTTCCATATTTTGATTTTTATATATTTCCATTACAGTACCTAGTGC